TACGCCTGCTTTTGGGTTCATCGGTGCAGTTGTCATTTGTCCTCCTGTAATTTCTCTAAATCTGCTGTCATATCTTCCCAAGCCCTGTTGGTTTGAGTAAGATGATTTGATTGATAAATTGCTAACTCCATTAGTTCACCTGTTAAGGTTTCAATAGATGAAGCTATGTTGTGTATAAAGCCTACGCCTACTACAACAAGATCGAGTAAGCGTACTGGACGAGGAATGTATTTATCATCTTTCATCGCCCAGTACACCTCTCATTAAAAAGTTATTATCCCTTTTTTACTGCGTTGCCACGACGGCCTGCTGGCATCATTGATGGAACTACCTTGCCACCTTTTGGCTTAGATGTGTCCTTCTTGCCTTCGACGGCCTTTGACATTGGCGCTGCTGCGCGAGATCCCTTGTTCATATTTACACCTCCTCTGCTTAAGCTGCGCCGGTGATACCAGCGAGTAATTGGGCTATATCTGGACGTTGACCAGCAGCAGGGGCCATACCACCTTGTTCTTGTGGAGGTTGCGCTGAGGCTGGGGCGGGGGCCGCACCTGCCGCTGGAATCTGTTGCTCCATACCTGGTGCCATTGGTGGCACTTGCGGGGTTGGAGGTGGTTCTGGTGTAAATGCTTTTTCGATTACTGACTCTAGTGATTGTCCCTTTTGGCGACCTTGGATAACAGTTGCGATACGTGAGATAATCTCACTAGGGTCTTGACCTTGCGCTGCGAGGGCAGGAATTGCCTGAGCATACTGTGCAACAGCAACACGCAAAGAATCGCGCATCTCTTCAATATCAACACGTTGTTCCTCCTGCGTAACATTCAAGTCCATTGGGATCTCACGACGTACGTAGTCACGAGAAACTAACTTGTCTGAACGCATTTGTAGTAAAGCAATGATGGCACGGTTTGGGTCCATACCAGACATAATTCCGTAGCGTACATCTACGCCGTACTCACCCTTGATGTCACGAGATGGTGTGTACTTAAGAACGTAAGGTGTTCCGTCATCTGTTCCCTTGATGGTCTTTGGAATACCACCAAATACTTTCTCATCTGCTTCAAAGCAAACAGAGATAAGTTCTTGGAACATACGAGCAAACTGTGCTTGTGCTGACTTAATCTGTGTATCAAATCCAGCCTGTAGTGCTTGCACACCACGACCAGTTACAACTGATGCACTGATATCTCCTGAACGAGATTCAGGATAACGAGCACCAAGACGTAGTTCACGCTCTAGAACACCAGACTCAGTAAAGACTCCAGGTGGTAGCTCTAGTGGAACGCGACGAATACCTTGTGGGTTAGCAGAACGCATAATTGAATCTGGACCAAGTGCCAACTCTTGCACATCTTGTGGGATAGCAATAGGTGCTTGGATAGACTTTTCTGCTGCTTGGATCTGCAGTACTGCAAAGCGAGCACGAGCAAGTTGTACAGATAGAACATCATCAAACTGTCCACGTGCTTCACCATCTAAGGATGAGCGCATTACAACAGATGCCATAGGCTTGTTCAAGATATTAGGTGTGCGTGCTAGTACCAAGTTCTTACGCTCTGGGATATAGAGCAAGTCCTGGTCTTTGTCGTGGTACTTGACCATTGAGATGTAAGGAGAAGAAAGAGCGTACTGGTTCTTACCTAGGATTAAATCGTAATACTCTGGGTACTGTGCAGCTAGTGTCTCTGCATCGGTAACGATGACCTGAGAAACAGAAAGCACACGACCATAACGATCTAACTCTGGGTAGGTACCGAATGGATTGAGCATACGGATACGAGGGTTGTTATCCTCAAAGTCCATCTCAACCATACCAATACCAAGACCGTAGGTGTTATACCAGTCTGCTGCTGTGTACATCTGCAGTTGTAGGTCAGAGTTTGTTACATAGAAGTTTGCAATACGAGTTCTAGTATCTGCTGCCTTGCGTGCTGCATCTGAAACCATATTGGTTGCTGAGCAGTTAAAGGATGGCAGTGGTGCCATTGCTTCTGCTAAGTCACGTGCTGCGACGTCAATGAAGTTTGCAACCAGAGGCTTTGGGTATTCCTCTGAAAACATTGCAGGATATACCTTAGAGATATCTCCTTGACGCACCGAGAGCACATCACGCATACGTTGATCTCGCGCTGATGAGCGAGTACGTAAGCGTGCTAGCTTAGCGTCAACTTCTTTGACTGATAACAATTTAATTCCTTATCCGTAGATCTTGCCGTACTTCTTCTCAAGGATTTTCTTCATTGCTGCATCCTGTGGAGTCATCTTTGCTGGCTTCTTAGCTGGAGCCTTTGGTGTTGTCTTTGGCTTAACTACAGGCTTCTTCATATTTGGCATTACTTAGCCTTCTTCTTTACTGCTGGCTTAGCTGCTGCCTTTTTAGTTGCTGGCTTAGGTGCTTGCTTCTTAGGAGCGCCACCACCGACTGCTGCCTTTATACGATCAGATGAGGCTTTTTTTGCTGTGCGACGTTCAATAAAATTTGCGCGAGCTGCAGTGCGTGCAGTGTCTCTTACACGACGACCATAGATAATTTTTCCTGCTCGCTCTTCTTCTTGGTATGTTAAATCTTTACCAGTTGCTGTCTTAGCAACTTTGTTAGCAATTCTTTCTGCTTCACCAAAACCATACTTAGCATCGTCTGCTTTGTTGCGAGCCTTGCGTGCCTTGTCTGCTGTTGATCCGTTTGCCATTGTTATCTCCTTATTAGATGAATGTACGATCTTTTTCTGCAAGCAGTTCATCTATATTGATAACTGTTCGCTTGCCCATCTCGAAACGAGACAGGAATGGATTTTTTAGATGGTGTGTCTTGTGCATACCTTGGTTGAGCATCTCGCGTGCTCTAATCTCACAGAACCACAGAGCCATCACCATATCGGTCTTGCCCTTAGTAGTAGGCGACCACGTAATCAATTGCTCGATAAGAGCTTTGACATTTTCTGTTTGATCGCTAGGAAGATGGATAAGGTTGTCTCTATGATGTTTACCATCGTGCTGCTTCGTTCCAAACAAAGTGGACATACTGGCAACACCGAATCCTGAGTCCCACTTGTTGGTTCCTGTATGGTGTTCACGTAATAAAACTCCTCGTGATGCAAGGTTGGCACGGATGCCTTCGTCTTGCGTTAAAAAAGATTGAAATGCGTTCTTCTCTACTATCCACTCACTAGGATTGTAAAGGGCGGTCCAGTCAAAAATTAGTTGACGGATCGCAGCAGGTGTTGGCCTAGTAATCTTAATAGCATCAACGATATAGCGTTTATGTGTAGCCCTATCAACAGCGTAACAAACGACGGCTGTATCACCAACCATAGCGGGATCAAGACCACAAATAAAAGAAAAGCCGTTAACATCACGCGGATGGCCTGGGTTACCAGGAACCAAGCGACCTGCTTTACGCATACCATCTATAGAACCTCGCACACATACTGGATCAAAGATGGCATCATCTGAGATATCTTGTTGCTGATATACCAAAGCCCAGGTACTTGCATCCATAGCTTGGCGTTCGTTGTAAAGGTTGCGACCATTCCATCTAGGGTAAAGGTCGTCTTCGTTCTTGTCAGATTCCATCTGACCATCAAATGGAGCATCGCTAGCAGGCCAGAGGGTCTCCCACTTGTCAGGATCTTCGTGCGTAGTCAAAAGCGCTGGCATTGCCAAGTACTTCCACGGGACCAGTCCACCAGGGTAGCGGTCTTCGTTACGAAGCTCGCGGTATAGATCCATAGCAGAAACTCTGGTACCAATGACTACAAGTTTACCTGTAGGGTTAAGACGAGATCGTACGTCCTGGGTTAACCAGCGGATTTGCTTCTCAAACTCGTTGGCGTTCTTTAATGTCACCGCGTCATCGACGATAATCATATCGGCACGCTTACCGTAGATCTGACCGCCGATACCAATGGCTTCGATGTTTGGATCTTTTTCACTAGACTCACGAAGTTCTGAACCAAAGGTCACACGGGTGGCTTGCCACGAGGCGCTCTTGGAATTAAACCCTACGCCAGCTGCGTAAGCCTGCTGGAGTGATTCATACATCGGATGTGTC